GATCACCTTCGCCATCATTAGAAGAATCGCTTTCTTCTGATTCAGTACCTTCGTCATTTTCGTTTTCTGGTTCATCGCTTTCAGGCTCTGGCTCTTCTTCCTTTTGAGTTTTGTCATAAGCCACGATGTCTTTAACTAACTCCAAAACTTCTTGGAAGTCTTCAGTTGAGTTAGCTCTATCCAAAAACTCTTGTTCTTGGTCGTTAAATTCTAAATTAAGATGAGCACCAACTTTAGCTTGAAGATTAATTTTATCGATAACTTTTAGCTTGGATAGATCATCAATATTATCAGTACCAAAAAAGTTATCATCAAATAATTTTGCGTATGCTCTTGCGAAAGGACCAACAAGACCTGGGTATCTAGCTTTTACTTTTCTCTCAATCCTAGCGTCTTCAATAACGTTGATGTATGACCTAGGACAACCTGCTAGTTTTTCTGGACTATCATGCCAGCCTTCGTATGGTGTTTCTAATGCATGACCAACTTCATGACCAACAAAAAGATCATAAACGTCTTTACCCATGTCCTTCCATAATGGAAGACCAAGTACTCTGTTTTTGATATCAAACCAAGGAGTCTGATAATTACCATGTCTAATAGTAATGTTCTCTTTGGCTAGAAGTTTTGGTAGGCTTGAGTTGTTATACATAATATGATCCTTTTCAATATACGTATATTATATCACAAACAAGAGGCATTGTAAACAGTTTTTGTGAAAAAAAGTGATTTTTTTTATATTATTTTGTTATATACTTATAACTATTTGATCTTAGAGAAGTTTCTATCCTTAGTAAACTCAATCTTAGATCTAAACTTATTTTCAAGAATATCGCCTTTATGTGATATAATAAAGACGTTTGTTCCATCTTCCAAAGTGTTTAAAATCTTAGTCAAATTATCAATACCATCATGATCTAATGAAGAGTCAAAAGTTTCATCCAAAACCAGCAAATTAGTTGCTGCTGAGTTTTTCATTTTAGCTATTTGTCTCCAAGTAAAGAGTAATGCCAAATCGATACGTTGCTTTTCGCCTTCACTAAATGATGTATAATTAAACGCATCACGATGTCTAGATTTTATAGTCTCGTTAAAGCTTTCATCTAAATGGAATGCGACAAAGAAATCCAAAACCTGTAGATACTGATTAATAAGTCTATTCATTACCGGTAGATACTGTTTAATTACCTTAGTTTTAATGCCTGTATCTTTCAACATCTCGCCTATAACTTCATTATACGTGCGTTCTTCTACATAAGCGAGCTTTTTCTCTGTAACAGTGTCTTTTGATTCTCTTAATGTTTCAAGATCAGTCTTGGCAGTTTTAATATCACCAGAGGACTGAAGTAAACCACTAATTTCCTTTTGAATCTTTTCTATTTCTTTTTGAATAAGATTAATTTTGTCATTATTTGAATTAATAGTTCTTTGTCTAGCTATAAGATCCTTCATATTATTTTGACAATCTTTTAACTGAGTAATACATTCATTATTTTCTTCAGACAGTTCTTTCATACCTTGTTGTATATTTGCGGCTGAAGATTTAATATGACTTAATTTATTCTCTTTAATATTAACATCAATATCCTGATCACATGTTGGACATATTTCATTATCTTCAAAAAACTTTGCTTGGCTTACTAAATCTTTTATTTTTGATTTGAATAATCTATCTTCAGATTTTATATCTGATATTTTTTGAGAAAGCTCATCGCTTCTTTTATTTTCGATTTCAGTCAAAGCATCTAGATTTTTACCAAGCTCTGCTGATTCATTTACTAAATTTTTAACATCACCCTCATAACCACCGATTGATTCTTCTTTAGATTTAATCATATCCTTATTGATAGATTGTAAATCACGGATATATTTGTTTTGAGTTTCGATCTTAGCTTTATAAAGATTTAATGAATGGTTTATTTCAGATAGTTCTTCTTTAATTTTAGAATTACGTTCTTTTAATAGTGAATTCATTTTACTAAAGATATTAATGTCGAGAAGGTCTTCAATAACCTCTCTACGTTGGCCTTGTTGTAATTGCATAAATGGAATAAATGAACTACTACCAAGTACTACTACCTGATGAAATGATTTATGGTTTAGCTTTAGAATATTTTGTTCTAAGAATTTTTGATAATCTCTAGCATTACTAGATTGATTAATCATATTACCATTTTGATAAATTTCAAACTTACCGGGTTTAATACCTCGATAAATTCTAAAATCAGAGTTACCAACACTAAACTCAACTTCAACAACAGTACCCTTTTTATTAATACTATTGACTAGTTGATCCTTTTTAATATCCCTATGTGACTTACCAAATAAACCAAATGAAAGAGCATCCAACATTGTTGACTTGCCAGCACCATTAGATCCAACAACTAATGTTGATGGGGTTCTATCTAATTGTACCTTAATAGTATCATTGCCAGTTGAAAGAAAGTTCTTCCAGCTAACACTTTTAAAATGTATCATACAACCTCTAAGTTTTGAGCTTCAGTATAAAGCTTTCTCAATTCAACCTTTATGTGATCCTTATCTAAATCAGTCTCAACAGCATCAACATACGTATCTAGCAATTCACCAGTATCCTCAAGAGATACCTTTTCGTCTTCAATGCTATCACCTAAATATTCTTCAAAGGTTTCAGCAATTTTAAGTTCATATGTTTCTATGCTTTGTAGTTTATCAACAAATCGATCAAACATATAAAGATCAGTTTTATTAACAACAATTAACTTAATAAACTTATTAGCATATTCTGAAACATCAATTGTGTTATAATCGGTTTTAGTATCATCATAAACAATCTTTTTAAACATAGTAATTGGGTTTCTTACAGGTGTTACTTCACGTGTTTCAGTATCTAAGATATGGAAATACTTAGGATCATCACAATCAGACCAAGTAAACTCCATTTGACCACCAAGATAATGTACGTTTCCTTGACTTGATTTAGTATGGAAATGACCAGTTAACACACTTTCAAATCTAGAAAAAATATCAGCATTCATACCATGTGGATTAGTTATACCAGCCATAAGCTCAAAACCTTTAAGCTCTAAGTGAGCGCCAAGAATAGAAGCATTACAGTTCATAGCCCACTTCGTATATTCTTCATAATTAGCATTATTAATCCATGGAATGAGACCAACCTTAAGACCATCATAATCAAGTACAGTAGGTTTCATAATGATATTCACATTGCTAGTAAAATAACCTAGCAATTCTTTAAGAGAACATAATTCATTAGTGTTTTTATAATAGACATCATGATTACCAGGGATAATATCCATAGTGATACCAAGATCACGCATAGGTTCAAGAAAATGTTTACGATTTGCATTAAGAGCTTTAAAGTTTACAAACTTCCGATGCTCATAGTAATCGCCTAAGTGTAATATGTTTGTAATACCATGTTCTTTTAGGTATGGAAAAAATATTTCACTATAAAATCTTTCTTGGTAATCTAAAAAAATGTCAGATGAATTTCTTACACCACAATGGGTGTCATTTAAAATAGCAATCTTCATATTATACCATAAATAATTCTAGTTTTTCTCGTTCTTTCTCAATCTTAGCAAACTCTTTAAGTTTAGCATCCTTGGTTCTAATTTGATCAATACGAGCTCTTAAGGTATCTACGTACTCCATAGTTTGAGCAGCACCATTATCATCCATTCCCATAGCAGCAAAATCTTCAATACCCATCTTTTCAATATATTTAAATTTTATTTCTTGTTGTTTCTTCTCTTTGGTAATACGCCTAATAAATGCAAAGAAACAAATTTGAGTAAAATAAGAAAATGCATTTGGATTACCTGTTCTTGTAGCAGTATCAATATTATAGTTATTAATAGCTCTCAAACAATTTTCAACTCCATCCATAACCATTTCTTCTCTATAAGTGTACCGAACGAAGTTCGGTCTGTGAGACAGTCCTTCCGATATTTTCATGAAACAAGAGGCAATATAATTGGTTACCTTTGGGATTTCTTTTTCAGCTTCTTTTGCTGCATTTACAGATTTTACATACTCAACAACCGCTAAGGAAAATTCCTTATTGTTCACATAATGTGGCTTAGCTTTCGGTTTGATTTTTGTGGTCATAATTATCTCCTAATAATGTATTATATTATATCATAGTTTAAGGCAAATGTAAACGTTTATTTCATAAAATTTATTTAAAATTAATTCACTTTTTTTCACAAAAACCGTTTACAAATCATAAAAAGTATGATATAATATAGATGTTACCGGGGAGGTTAGGGGTATACTAAAGTTAATGATAGGTTGGTTCAATGTCTTCTTCATCGTCTGTATCATCATCTAATGCACGCTCACCTTCGAGTTCATAATTATGTTTACTAAATTCACCACGTATGAGCTCTTGACAAGAATATTTAATGTATGATTCCTTTGTCTCTTCAACTACTTCTGTATGGTTAATCACAAACCTTTTCATGATCTTAAACACCTTTTTATCGGAAAACGGAAACCAGTCACCAAACGTAAACATTCCATCTGATGATACCTGCACGACCGCAGGTCGTTCTACGATAAACGCATGCTCATTTGAGCTTTGAACATAGCAAATAATATCTTCGCTATTTGTAAGTTTAAAATGTCTTATATCGACTTCTTTAATAGTTTCCATTTATATATTTATATCATGAACTTTATAGTCAAATTTTTCTTTGCTATAAATCCTGATCCTTTCAGCAGCATGTTGAAGCGTGTAATTTTTCTTTGATTTCCAGTGTAAGTCATCAGCTATATCGTATACCTTAGTATCTATACCATCAGCTGACTTTCTTAATCCTCTCCCGATGCTTTGTAAAACCCGAATTTGCGACTTACTAGGTGAAGCAAAGATAATGTTATGTAGACGTTTAATATTAATACCTGTAGAAAAAGTGCCCATACTAGCGACAATGATCGCGTCATCTTGCTTCTCTGTAATCGCTCGTATCTCTTCCCTCGTATCAACATCGGTTTCACCTGATACATAAAACAATCTCCTCGTATTTCTAGGCAATTCATCAAACTTTTTCTGTAATAAATCATGAAGTGGCTTACCATGTTTATCTACAAACTGAAATAGTATCAATGTATTACCATTTTGATCCATAGCCAAATTAGCTATAAAATTATTTCTTGGTCCGTATTTTACTATAAAATCAATCTCTTCTTGATATTTCATTTTCGAAACTAACTTACAGTACTCATCGGTATATTTCAATAACAAGACAAATATGTCTAGTTGTGATAAAGAATTTTCTTCAATCAACTCTTTAGTTGTGGTCACTTTAAATACCGGACCAAATAAGCCTTCTAATACTAACTGATGAGTTTGTGATCCATCTAAAGTACCAGTAGTACCAATTCTGTATTTAGCATTAACGCATTTTTCAAGTATTGACGTCAAAGATTTAGCTTTAAAGTTGTGTGCCTCATCACCAACAACCATACCAAAATCTTGAAACCAATTACTGTTTAGCTTATAAACTGACTGCCATGTTGTAATAATCACTCTTTGTTTTATATTATATTTTTCTTTACCTGCATAAATTTTATGACAATTTTTGCTAACATCCCAATCATCTTTTGTCGAGTAATCACCAAAATCAGAATACATTTGCTCAACTAATGATGTCGTTGGCACAATTAACATAACATTACCATCATTCATATCTAAGTAATATCTAATTGCTAAATATATGATTAAACTCTTTCCTGAAGCTGTAGGGCTTAAAAGCAAAGATTTTTTATCTGATAGCGCCCTCGAGAGTGCATCAAGTTGATAGGGCCGGGGTGTTATACCTACTCCGTTCACAGAGAGTGACAGACCGCTCAGGAACGTCTCTATATCGTGTAACTCTTCTGTATCCGGCCTTCCGTACTTAGAATTATCCTCTGTAATGAGTTCATACCCTCTCGCATCGGCAAATTCCTTTAAATATTTGAATAAACCACCATATATCACCTTTTTTCTTAAGTCAAATAGGCGTATCTTCCCATCCCACATGCGATTTTTATACGCTGGCATGAATTTATACCCTGGAACATAAAAACAGAAGTGCTCTGTCAATTCCATCTCTATCCCCGGTTCGGTCACAACATGTAGAAAAACTTCGTTCTTCTTTTTAACAGTAATTTTTTCCATTACATTCCACTAGTAAACTTATTCCACTCAATTATGTTTTTAATGTTTTGATGTCTCCATTTGATGTTTTCTAATATTTCCTTTAATGTATCTATAAGCTCTTGAGTATAATGCATTTTAGCTTGATGCTCTTGTATAAGAGGATCTGCATCATACCATTTATCCATATCGCCTTTAAGTACTGTAAGCCCGTCTAATGGATCATATGACCAGCCCTTTGCATCCATTTCAGCTTGAGTAAGCTTACCGTTATAGTGCATAAATTTATCTCGCAATAGTACCTTAAACTCAAGATCTAATTTCTTATATCTAAGTTTATTTACTGAATAAAGTTCTAAATACTTCGAATGAAGCTTTGCGGTATCTCGAGCTGACTGATCTAATTGAAGTTCATCAATAACTGAATCTTTTTTCCACATCTCAAGTATTTGTTCTAGGTTGTTCATAATATCTCCATTGTATAAAATTATTTATATGTATACAGTTATGTAAACTTTAGTGTACATAGTTAAACCAATAGTTTAACCATTTCAATTTGTGTAAACTTATATATTAACTAATATCAAAGTATGTATACTTTAATGTAACATCTGCTTGTAAGTATTCTACTTCAGTTTGTTGAGTAGAAAATTCAACAGCCGATAGACTTGTTGGAAAGCAATCTTTAAACGTTACTTCTTTTGTAACATTATTGTGACTACTTAATATAGCAAGAGTTGCATCTGATTTTTGCCCCTCACCTTTTTGTATAACATCATGCATCCAGTTATACATCTCAATATAATTTTCCATATCTTCGGTAATATTAAATCTAATATTTAATTCGCCAAAAGTCATACGATCGCCAGTCATACCCATATTTGATGTCTTATATGGTAATGGAACTTCTGATATAGATAAATCTGGAAGCGTGACAGCAGTACAAAAATACTCAATATTAGAATATTTTGTTGAATCTATTTTGAATTGAAACCCTACAGGGCTTAAAAAGTTTTTATTTAAAGTAGCCATATATCTATTTATACAAGTTTGAAAGTTAAATTGAAGCAATGTGCGGTATCTTCCTCCGCGTACCCGCAACCAAGGCAGGATCTTAGTCTCTTCGTAACCTTTGTCACTTCTAGATCAACACTGCTTCTATATTATTTATACACATAAAAAAAGGGACTCCGAAGAGTCCCTTTAAAGTACAAGACTATCTAATTAAAGATTAGCTTGATGCAGGCTGAGTCATAATACCGTCTACTCTAAAGATTCTAAAGTATGGGTTAGATCTGTCCGCACCAACTGTACCGTCAGTAGCTACAAATGGGTTAGCAACCATGCCGTATCTAGTTTTGAAACCGATTCTTGGCTGGAAGTCTTCCTCACCGATCGCTTTAACCATTGTTAAAGGAACGTATGGGCAGTAGAATACACCTGCGTCATATGGAGTAGTACCTCTGTAACCTACACAAACGTAGTCCTGGTTAGTACCACCAGCATACGGATCAACGTATACTTTGAACTTACCATTAAGAACACCAGCAAAAGTATTACCAGTATCATCTACGTTTAGGTTAGTTGCCAATGCTGGGCTATAGTCAAGCATAC